TTTCAAACTATCCATTGATTTATTTAATCCATAATCCATTACCGAACCTACTAATTCTGGAGAAACTTCATTAATGTAAACATGAACCATAATAAATCCAATTTCATCCGTAGTTCCTGTAAACTTACACGCCATATCTAAATTTCTCCAATGTAAGCTCCCTACTGGATCTTTTTTTACGTAATTACCTAATGAATAACTATAATGATAGTCTAACCAAGGATAAACATCCAATTTGCTACTCACCAAAACAAGCGGTTGAGCTATGTTTTTTGGTAATAATTGTCGCGCTACACCATAATTTCCTGATTTTAAAAACTCTTGATATGCTTGCTCCAATGTGAAGCCGGACGTTACAAAAGTATATGCTCTATATAGGGCTTGCAAAACAAAAACATCGGTTTCTTTTTCAATGACACTGGAATAATCTGGCACAAATCCTACTTGAACCACAATTTCATTAGGAATACCTAAAACTCCTTTTTCATTTGTATTTTGAAAAACATGCAAATTATTAATTAAATCTTGAAGTTCTTTATATTCATTTGGCAGACCAATTAACGGTTCTTTAATTGGTAAAAACCCATAATCTTTTGATACATTAAAAAATCCATCGGTATATTGTTTTTCCCAGTAACTCATTTTATATAATTACTATAATTCTGTTTAATTGTTTTAATTATATTATTTATTTTTTTGCGTTTTTATTCACGTGTTTACTTCGCCAAATGATCTAATGCTGACAACAAAATCAATTCTTGATCTGTTAGCTTTTGAAATAATAAATTTTTATCCATCGATAATTGAAAGCATTTTGGATAGTAACCAAAATTTTTACAAACTAAAAAAACACCATCATCTTTTATTTTCATTTCACAAAATATAGCTCCTTTTTTTAAATTGATTTCTGTTGGATTTTCTATTGGGATCCATCGAATGTATGTGCCATATTTTAAATCGCTCATTTCATCAACATATTTATAATTTTTTATTTTTTTCATTATTTCAAGAGTTTCATTTCGAGGTAATTGTAACTCTTTAATTATTTTCAAATTCATTTCTTTTATTTTTTCACTCGTAAAATTCAACAGATTTTCGTTTGTTTCATCATCTAACGCTTTTAATAGTTTATTGACATCCATAATTTATTATAATTAAATATAATTATATATTTAAGTAAAATTATTTATATTTTTGATTTATTTTGATTTATTTTGATTTATTTTGATTTATTTTGATTTATTTTGATTTATTTTTACCAAGCACCAAAAGAACTAAAGGCTCCACCTAAAAGACTATTAGCCGGCGCTACTTCACCAAATCCTTCCATTCCTCCTGGAGAATTCGCATTTACCAATGGATTAGTATCTTGTCTATACATATTGTCATAATTTGGCTGTTGTTGTGTAGGACCACTTAGTGCTGTGGTGCTGGTTGTTGGCAATGAATTTATCGCGGTCCCATCTGTATAAGTTGGCTGCGATTGCGGCATCATTTGACCAGTAATAATGCCATTTTGTCCTGATATCGGTTGAGAAACCTTTACATTTCCATTTTTACCGTTTTTTCCCTTCTTCTTACTACTATCTGTTCCATTCCACATATCCATAATACGCTCTACAAGTATACTCACCTTTTCACCAAGTTTCGTCTGTAAACTCAATGTAATCATCAAAATTGCTAAAATTATAAATACTATATTAAAGTCGGGATATTTGACACCACTATATGTAGGAACAAATGTAATTATTCTATGAACCATCAATAGACCAATAAGCATTACAATTATTTGAATAATTATTTCCGCTGAAAGCTCTAAACTTCCCTTTTTGTCATCTGCTTCAGGAATATAATTTGACATGCTCTTGTTCAAAAGTATGACTGGTATTAAGGCAATCAAAGCATACTGAATAATATTTAATATATCAGATTTTGAGTTATCATCAAAATTAAATACATGTTTAAAAAAACTTTTTGAATCGTCTGAATTATCCATATCCTTATATATATGGTATAAAAAGAAATTAAAAACTAATATTTGTGTTTATCTTTAAAGAATTTAAAAACTTAGTTCTAAATATTTATATTATGGAAAATCACGAAGAACAACAGTATCTAAACCTAATTACAAATATTCTTGAAAATGGAACTTGGGAAGAAGGACGAAATGGCAAAACCAAAGGTATTTTTGGAAATATGATGCGCTTCTCTCTAAAAGATGGTAAAATTCCTATTTTAACCACAAAAAAAACTGCTTGGAAGACTTGTTTAAAGGAGCTCTTATGGTTTATTCGCGGCGACACTGATAATAAATTGCTACAAGAACAAGGTGTTCATATTTGGGATGGAAACACCACTCGTGAATTTTTAGACTCGCGTGGACTAACACATTATCGCGAAGGTCTCATTGGACCAGGATACGGATTTCAATGGCGACATTTTGGCGGAGACTATAATTCGTCTACAGCTGGAATACAGGATGGCGGCAAACATGGAATCGACCAATTACAACAAATTATTAATGCTCTTAAAGACCCTGCACAGCGCACAAGTCGTCGCTTAATAATGTCCGCATGGAACCCGCTACAATTGGATGAAATGGCGCTTCCTCCATGTCACATTTTGTGCCAATTTAACGTCCATGATGGTAACAAGTTGAGTTGTTCTATGTATCAGAGATCGGTTGACACCATGTTAGGTCAGCCGTTTAATATAGCTTCATATAGTTTTCTTACGCATTTAATAGCAAAACATTGTGGATTAGAAGCATATGAATTTGTTTATTTTATGGGAAATTGTCATATTTATGAAGAACATATTGAAGGGACTAAGTTACAAATTACAAGAAAACCTTTTGAATTTCCTTGTTTAGAAATAATTAACAAGAGAGAAAATATTAATGATTATCAAATTGAAGATTTTGTAGTTAATAATTACCAAAGTCATGAACATATTAAAATGAAAATGGTTGCATAATTATTTAACAATAAACCCGCGTAATTAATTTAAAAACAAATTATATATATTTATTATTAAATGAGTTCTAGTAGATCAATCGCTGCCGCAAGGTCAAGACGTGCTGGTGAAACACAAGCTCCCATTAGTGGTGGAAGACCTGGCACTTCTATTGCCTCACATTCTGCTTTTGTTCCTCAACAACAACAACAACAACAATATCAACAAATGCCTCCTCCTACTAATGTTAGAGTATCTAAAGCTCCTATACAACAACAACAACAACAACCACCACCAATGCCTCCAAATGGTTCACCTTTTGCTAAATTAAGTGTTTCTGATGCAATTGGATTAATTACATTACGTTTAGGACGCGTTGAACAATTTATTATTGATTTTGAAAATGGTGAAATCGAAGGCAGTTCAAATTCCAACGGAATACCTGAAAATTCTAAAATCATTGATAATAGTGTTTTAACCAGTATGATTAATAGATTAGATGCTCTTGAAAAAAAAGAGGTTTCATCTGTTGCTAATAATGAACAATTTATTAAAATGGAAAAAGATTTAAGAGAGACCAAAGAATTGCTTTCTCAAATGTCATTCAAATATGAATTATTTACAAAAGAAACAAGTGATAAATTCCAAGACTTTGAAGGTGCTATTAGTGAAATTGAAAAACAAATTGAACCATCCATTATTATGGAAACAAATGAGGTTCTAAGTTCTACTATTGAAATACCAATCTCTGCGGAAGAAACTCTTATGAATGCTGCAGATTTAAAAAATCTTGTTAAACAAGAGTTAGCTAATTCCGAATAATGTATTTAATCAAAAGATATTAAATATAATAATATACTTTTTATTACTAATGAAAATTACCATCAGTAATAAAAATAAAAAAGACCTCTTTGTAGCACTTTTTCAAATTTTAAAAAGTTGCACCAGTATTGTTCGTGTCAAATTTGAACAAGACAAAATGTATATTCAAGGCATGGATAAATCACATATTTGCTTATTTGATCTAAATATTCAAAAAATATGGTTTGATGATTACGACATTGATGAAGAAAATACCGTATGTTTTGACACAAACATTTTTCATTTAATTCTTAGCAGCAAACAAGAGTCACATAATATTATTATTCGTTATGATCAAGATGATAGCATTAATATTGACCTTATTTCTCAAGAACATTTGAAAGGCGAATTTGACAAACATTTCAAAATACCTTTAGCAGATTACGAATATCAAGAAATGAACATTAACGAAACAGATTATGACGCTGAATTTTCAATCACATCTAAAAAAATTTGCGAAATCACCTCTCAAATGTTGTCATTTGGTAATGATATTAATATTAAATGTTCCGAAGAAAGAATTGACCTTATTACTGACGGTATAGCAGGAGAAATGCTGGTTAATATTCCAATTAATGACTTAAATGAATATTCTATTGTTGAAGGAGATGTGATTGATTTGAAGTATAGTCTTAACTACATCACCAAAATGTGTCTTACTAATAAACTTTCAAATGAGGTGGAGTTCTTTATTAGTGCTGAATATCCTATGAAAATCAAATATGATTTAGGAGATGACAGCTCATTAGTATTTTTTATTGCTCCCAAAATTAGCGATAATTAAATAATAATTAATTTGAACTTCGTTCTACTTTACAAAAATTATTATTATTTTTATTTAAGATTATAATGGAAATAATAATAGGATTTTTTATTTTTTGTCTTGTTTTGTTTATTTATTTACATATTCAATTTCATTTAAAAACCGGCGAAGATTTGGAAATGTATGAAGTCGACGAACCATCTAAAGAAAAATTAGAAGAAATATGTGATATTAGGCAACCTGTATTATTCGACTTTGATAATAATAAAATTATAGAAACAACAAATAAGACCTACATTAGTAACAATTATTATGCTTTTGAAACTAAAATTAGAAATGTCCGCGACAATGACTCGAATGCTGAATTATATATGCCACTACCTTTACACTCAACTATTAAGTTGTTTAATGAAGATAAAACCAGCTCTTATTTCTCGGAAAATAATTGCGATTTTTTAGAAGAAACAGGAGTTATTAAAAGCTTAAAATATAATGATGAATTTTTACGACCATATATGGTTTCTAATTGTAACTATGATATTATGATGGGAAGTAAGGACACTTGCACTCCATTTAGATACGAAATTAATTATCGAAATTTCTTTTTATTAACTCAGGGAAGCGCTCAAATCAAAATGGCAGCTCCACATAGTATTAAATATTTGTATCCTAATTATGATTATGAAAATTTTGAATTCAGATCACCTGTTAACCCTTGGTCACCACAACCAAAATATATTGCCGATTTTGATAAAATGAAATGTTTAGAGTTTACTTTAACACCCGGCAAAACTTTATTTTTACCCGCTTATTGGTGGTATAGTATTAAATTTATTAATAGTGATACAAGTATCTCTTGTTTTCGTTACAGAACCTATATGAATAATATTGCCATTTCACCATATATCGGATTACACGCACTACAAATACAAAATGTAAAACGAAATACAGCCAAGAAAGTTAGCATCAATGAACTTAACAATGAAGTAATTACTATTTCTAACACGAATTCTGAGAATGTTACTAATGAACATATTGAACAAAATGAAAATATTGAACAAAATCTAAATAGTTCTACTCAGATAGATGATTTACCTTCTGTTTCTAATCATGACAAACAAGAAAATGTTAATAATAATTCTATAAATGAATAAATAATGATTATTTCATTACTTATTAAGCATTGATACTATAGTTAACACACAAGTACCAAATGTTATCACATACAAAGAGGGTGTCATTATGAACATTAGCTGTATTTTTTTTTTAGTTTCAATATCTAAATTACAACAATTATTATTATTACAATTTGAAAAAACGCGTTTGTTTTTTAGCATTGGGTTAATTAGTTTTACGCTGTTAATTAGTTTTATACCGTTACTTAAGAAAAACATTTATAAATATATATAAATTAATGTCTTTATATTTATTTACTTTTTTTTATCATGTAATGTTATAATGAGCATATTTAGTAAATTTTTCTCTCAATCCAGGTTTAAAAAAACCAAAAATAAGCGCAATAAAAAACAAAAAAGAAGACGCACACGTCGCTATATGAGAGGAGGATGAGGAGGTCCGGAATCAAACGCGGCTACATATCAACAACCTCCTGCTAAAATGATAGGAGGCTGAGGATGTGCTACACCAATTTAATTTAATTTTTAAATTAAATATATTTATAAAAAATATTTTATTTTGAATGACGATTTTTGTTATTTAATACAACTACAATTATCCGAAAAAAATAATAAGTTAAACAATTAATTTATTATTTATTTTTCTTTTTTTGATATGTTAAGTTCCTCGACTAATTTTGCCAGAGTTTTTCTCAAAATTTAATACTTTTTACAAGGATTTCAACGTCCTTTTTTGCCTTTTTATGTAATTTTATCGACAACTTCTTGGAATAATTTGTTACAAATAATCGATCTTTTCTATGTCTAAATACACGATGCTCGAATAAAACAATTGCCGCATTTAAAGCATCCAAATAATTTGCATTATGTTTATACATTGAATACATAATACATCGATCTATATCATAAGCAGCTAATAGATCCGCTTCTCTTACTATATGATACGCTAATTGATAATCTCCTAATAAAGGAAATCCATTTTTTTTTACAGTTGAATAAGACATTGTCGTTATTATTTGAAATATTATATCAAGCTTTTCCTTTTTCACGCAACTCTCTAAGTGTTTGCGTATCTCTTCCATTCCTTCCGCCTCCACCACATATTTTTTATCTATTGTATCATGAAGAATTGCCGACAACACAATAATATCTTTTTGTTGCTCCAAATACGCATTCATTACTAATTCGCTTTCATAAATTTTTAAAGCATAATTATAGACCTCCATGCTATGCTTCAGCGAGTGCGACTCGTCTATATTAAATTTTTTACACAATATCATCACCAATTCAAACGCCTTTACAATTATTGTTTCCATTTTTGATCAAGTAGAATATTTTATAGTATATTAATTTTTGAAAAAAAATATTCAATTTTTTTATTACTTATTTTATACAAAAAGCGCTAAAGTTTACTCTATGAATTCAATTAAGTCAGTTAATTCATTTTTTACATTTTCATCATGAACTGTAATTGCGCTTATGTCTGCTCTACACAACGCACATGTAGGCAAATCTTTATAATTCGGCGTATTTTTTAAACTACCTTTGAAACAATCCTTACAAAATTTATGTTTACAATTTAATGCAACAAAGTTTTTCTCTCTTAAATCATCTTCAAAACATATTGAACAATCGCACACCTCGTCCATTTTAACAGCATCAACAATTTCAACAGTTGCAATAATATTAAATTTATCGGTTCTTTCTTTATTGCTACTACTTTCTTGCATTGACAATAATGTTACAACAGCTTCCATATCAAATATTGAAACTTCATCTAATACTTCGTTTTGATCTTCTTCTTCGGTTTGATCTTCATAAATATAACTTGTGACACTATCTATCACAACATCTATATTCGAAGATACTCTACAATTACATTTGCTAACCGCAAACGCCTTTACAACTTCACTACCGATAACCAAATAATATTCCATAAGCCATTCTTTAAACGTGTTGTGTGGATTTTCAGTCCACTCGCAAAATGACTTGCTCATTCGACATTCTTCTTCAAAATCGGTTATACGAGTATCAGTGCACGTTCTTATATTGTGACCCGCGCCATTGCAAAACGAACATCTGTTTGCATTATTGATATCATTAATATGATTGATAAACCTACCCATGTAAGCACGAGGCCAATCATTTATAATATTATTAGTAATAATAATATTAATATTATTTCTGTTTTCAGCATTAAAACCGTCGGAACTCATTTCTTTATTTATAACTTTTATTTAATCATTATTTTTTATTTCAATTTTTTTATATATATATTCTCTAATTCTTCTAATTGTTGCAATGTATTCACTCCCATTATTTCATACTGTGTATCACTGCTTATTTCACACATTTCAACATCAATATGCTCTTCACACTTTATAATTTCAATAATATCCGTCAAATAATATTCATTTTGACTATTATTATTTTTCAAATATGGCAAATAATGACATAAAATTTCACAATTTATCGCATACAAACCACAATTCACTTTTTTGATTGTTACCTCTGTTTCATTACAATCTTTTTCTTCGACAATTTTATTGAATTTATCATTTTGCTCGACTATTCTACCATACCCGGTTGAATTATCTAAAGAAGTTACAGCAATTCTTATTTTATTTAAATCATTAAGCATTTTTAGCATCAATGTTGAAGTTATTAATGGCACATCTCCAGACAAAATTAAAACATTGCTACTTGTATATTTTAACAATTCACTTCTACAACATTGAATAGCATGTCCAGTTCCTAAAGGTTCTTGTTGTTCAATATATTGTATATTTGGCATATCTAAATCTAAAAAGATATTTATCGTTTCTTCAATTATTTGTCTATATTTTCCCACGACGATCATTATTTTTTCAAGATTGTAAAATTTTCTCAATTGTTTTAATTTTAATAAAATATTACTTATTAATGGAATACCAGCTATTTTATGTAAAACCTTGGGAATTTCACTATTCATTCTCTTTCCAAGTCCACCTGCCATTATTATTACAACTAACCCTTTTTCCATTTTATAATACTTATTATTTATTTTTAATACATTTTTCATATATTTTGACAATTATTATTTAAAATATCAGTTAAATACATCTCTACATATTATCTAATAATAATAATAATGGAAACATACAAAGTTTATATAAATGACAGGAATTATACTTCCTGGGAAGTATTTGAAATCTCTAATTTTCAAAAAGTTGATATTGAAATAAACCCTGGTTCGTCTAAACTTTTCTCAAACGATGTTTTTACCATTAAAGATAAAAATATTGATATAGTTCATTCAACTGTTAGATCCAGTCCACCAATGCCAGGTGTGTTGGTTATATCTGGAAATAAAACATATGGTCGTAGCAAAAACGGCAAATTGCTTTATAAATGTATTCCAGATGATATGAGGCTTCCACCTTTTTTGGTTCCATATGAAATCAAAAATGTTGGATTTTCAAAGGTGTTTATAAATTTATATGTAACTTTTGAATTTAATGAATGGAATGATAAACATCCTAATGGTAAGCTTAGTATGGTAATTGGACCAGTAGATATTTTAGATAATTTTTACGAATATCAGCTTTATTGTAAAAGTTTAAACGCATCTATACAAAAATTTCAAAAGGACACCTCAAAAGCTATAGGAAAAACCCTACACGAGGATTTTATTGAAAGCATCAAAGACAAATTTCCTTGTATAGAGGATCGAACTAATCAAAAACAATGGCATATTTTTACCATTGACCCGCCTAAAAGTGTAGATTTTGACGACGGCTTTAGTATTCGTAACATTGATAATGGTATACAGCAGCTAAGTATATACATTTCTAATGTTACAATATGGATGGACGTTCTTAATCTTTGGGATTCATTTTCACGCAGGATTTCAACTATTTATTTACCCGATAAAAAACGACCAATGTTACCAACTATTTTATCTGATTGTTTATGTAGTTTACAAGAAAAGGTCACAAGAATTGCCTTCGTCATGGATGTTTTTATTAAAGATGACAATATTATTCAAGTCAAATTTTCCAACTGTTTTATTAAAGTATTTAAAAATTATTGTTACGAAGAAGCGAATTTGCTAAAAGACGACAGATATAATATTTTACTTGACACAACCAAGAAACTATCTAAAAAAAATAAGTATATTAATAATGTCAGAAATAGCCATGAAACCGTTTGCTACCTTATGATATTAATGAATTATTATTGTGCGACCGAAATGCTCAAGCATAATACCGGGATTTTTCGCTCTACAATAATGAAGAGAGACTATTTGGTCCCCGACACACTTCCGGAAGAGGTAGCCAAGTTTATTAAAATATGGAATAGCGCTTCAGGACAATATATCGACGGCTCTGAAATCACAAATGATAAATCTACAAGACATGAATTGCTTGATATGGAAGCATATATTCATATTACCAGTCCTATTAGACGCCTTGTAGATTTATTAAATATGATTAAATTACAGAGCGTTTTAGGTCTTATTACATTATCTGACAAGGTCGATATATTTTATGAGACGTGGTTAAGAGACTTGGACTACATTAATACGACAATGCGCTCCATCAGAAAAGTTCAATGTGACTGCTCTTTGCTTGATATTTGCGCTAATGACCCAAGGGTTTTGGATAAAGATTATGACGGATATTTGTTTGACAAAATTAACAGAAATGATGGACTATTCCAGTATATCGTATTTTTACCCGAATTAAAATTATCTTCAAGGATTACTTTGAGAGATAATTTTGATAATTTTTATAATAAAAAATTTAAGCTATTCTTATTCAATGATGAAGAAAACTTTAAACGCAAAATCCGTTTACATTTAATTTAATTTATTCGTTTTCATTTATTTTATCTATCGTTACTATTTTAGCTATATTTTTTATTATTTTGTCCTCTTTTTCTAAATCATTATCACCTTTTCCTCCCATAGCTTCTATAACTAATTTGTTGTAATAATCCGAATATTTTGATATACTTTTTCCACAATCAGGATGTTTCTCTTTAAATTCATTTAATTTCATTGAATTTTTATGCGCTATATGTTTTATTGCCTTTCTTAATTTTTTTTTACCATCATTTTCTTTCTCCCATTTATCTTCATCTTTTACATACATCACTTCTCTCTTTGCATCTGTACAATGAACTGGCCTTTTGGTTTCATCCAGCGAATTTAAATTTTTTACTATTATATTTGATATACCTTCAACATATCCTATCTTTCCAACATTTTCCAAATCTTTTAATTGTAATTTGATCGAATCTACAAAATCCATTATATTCATCGCATCTTTACACGTCTCATTTAAAAAGAATTGTAAATTAAATGTCTTGTTATGCGAATTCATATGTGTCGTATTGTTTGTTCCATTTTTTATTACCTCAAGCATCATATTTTTAAATTCGGAATTTTCCTTTACCAAATCACTATTTTGTTTTATAAGCATTATAATTAATTCCTTATCTGTATGCTCTTTTGATATATTTTCTTCATTATTTTTGTCGTCATATATATTTTGAGATTTACAAGTTTTTTTATGTCTCCATAATCCAGCTCTGTCGCCAAAAATTTTAACACATATTTCACACTCATATTTTTTTTCAGAGCAACTTTTAGCAACTAAAGCGTTGTTAATCGTTGTTAAAGCGTTGTTTTTATGCTTTTTGCTCTCAACATGTTTATCGAAGCTGCTTTTTTTAGACGTATTATAGTCACAAATATTACAATAAAAATCCGAGCAACTTTTAGCATCCAAATCGTTGTTAAGCGTTGTCATATACTAACAACGGAAAAAGTTGCTAAATTCTTTTATAATTAATTAATATTTTCATGAAAAAAATTATCGTCACAATTCTGAAAAAGTTTTTTTAGGGATGAGACGCTAATTTTTTTTATGGTCTCAGCTTTTCCTTCATTTTTTTAATATTTTTTTTTCCCAAAAGTATTTCGGAATTTCAAAAATGGACATTTATAAATGTCCAAAAACGACTTTTCCCAAATATATG